TTCCCACAACGGATATACTCGGCAGTACGCAACCCGCCAGTCTTTTGGACCGACAGGCGACGCGATTTACCGAGCTTCCCGTCTTCACCCATTGCGCCTATGACTCAGAGTCTAGGCTTTCAATGGACACCCACCTCTTTTTCTTTCGAATTAGAGGTCTCTGCGCCACACCGCCCTTCCAAAGAATGGATGGATGGGGTGCTTCAGTGAAGTACTGAAACAACGCAGAGTCGTCCTCGATCGGCAGCTTCGGTATCGTCACATTAAGTGTCGTTACCAAAGCTTCGGCCTTCTGCAGTCCTTTGTTCCACCTGGTGAAAGCCGGGCGGATCGGACGTTGGAAGGACTTCAGACCGAGGAAACCTGAGGCCATGCGGACGCGGGGAATTGAGTCCCCACGCATGGTCGTCGCCAAATACGAAGCGGTGCACAGTAAAAATTTGGAATAAAAGTTATTGTGCACTTCGATCGTACTGGCAGTGGCTTCAGGTTTGCCACTGTTCGGGGCTCGCCAAAACGCGGGAGTCACATTGACACCGCGAAAGGCATCAACGCCACAGGACTCTCTGAACCTTCCGGTCCAGAAAGACTTGTCGCAATTGACCTTGAAATGCAGTATTTCAAGAGCCTCAAACAGTAGACCCCGACTATCTTCAGGGATGACAATGTCATCTCCGAAGACGGCCACCTGCCCTTTCAGTGTCTTCAACCTTTTTCGGGTAACTCTTTTCCAGCCTCGCTGAGTAGCGACGCAGGCGAGAGCTATCCCGAGAAATAGAAGAGACTGAACGGGGAAGGTGCAAGCGCTACCCATCGTTGAGAATTTTCTCAACGGAAACTCGCCTGGAACATTTCTGTTCAAAGCTTGTTTCATGAAGCGGGTACGTGTACTTTGTAGGGACAACAACAACCGGGGATTAACCCGGAAGAAGTTACCTACAATGTGACAGGTGACTCGATCACTGGCTGCGGATAGATCCACAGTAGCGAGAGAGCCATCCTCCGAACCTCTAACACAGAGCTCCTGGTTCCAGCTTTGATCGCGAAAGCGAATAAAGTTGGAGATCCAAGAATGCGCTGTACGGTTAGAGAAGTAGTGCCACAAATTTTGTTGGCACCACTGATGTTCGCTAGGCTCAGCGGCAATTAGCCGAGGCTTAACGACCGTCTTCGGCACTGCGATCAGACGAGACATCGGCTCCGAAGAGCTAATGTTCATCTGGTCACAGCGGGCAGCCCAAGAGCTAAGATTATGGAAACCATAATCCGCAATTGGGTACACGTTCTCTAAGCGATCCGACCAGTTCGACCAACAGAACTTGTTGGTTGGACCAGTCCGCTCAGAGATAGCGCCGGGACCATGCCTGAACCGCCACTCGTTGGGCTGATAAGGCCCTAGAGTGATGGTGAGAAGCCTGGATACGGTATCCAGGTTCCTCAGAAGGGTCGATAGGATTCGCCTTAGGGAGGCGTCTCCTCGCTCCTTCACTCGAGAAATGTACAGACTGTCGCGTCGGAATTCCGGTGCGAAAGTAGCTGCATCCTCGAGTGTTGGAGTGCTCTCATTCCAGAAGCATTCCGGCTCCGGGAGTGAAAGATCAACGTCGTAGAACTCTCGGACTTCATTCGAGATGTTCACGACAGGACACGGAAGCTCCACTTTCTTAGCGACAAATAATATCTGTCGCAGGAAAATGATAGCCTCAATATCCGGTTCCTCCTTCAAGCGTCCCGTCTCATCGAATACGAGTAGGTAGAGTCCCCGAAGAAACTTCGGAATCACTACCCTCTTTGAAACTCTCTGCGTTGCAGGGAGTCCCGAGAGTTTGTACTCACCGCCAGCAAGACACCGATCAAGGTGTTTACCGGCACGCACGAGATCAACGCACAGTGCATTGATGCCGCGCGATTCGACGAGACGACGCAGGCGAATTTCGTCTTTGACGAACTCACCCGCGAGCGTCGGGTAGTTGTACGTCGCATCTTGGAAGATGTGATGCACAACTGCGAGCAGTTCCAAAACGTGGCTTTTAGACATACGTACTCCTTATCAGAGTGCAAAATGTCCCACGTCGCCACGTCTGTCACTACCCAGTCCTTGGTTGATCTAGCCCATTTAGAGCTAGACCTCCCAATCGTTCAGTTCCGTGAGCACGTCGTTGGAGCTGGCAGTCAAGAAGGCTGACAGAGCCGCGGAAAGTGCAACGGTGTCGTCCGTCGGGGCCAATTCGACCACGATGTACGACTTCCGAACGATGTCCGGAGCCGGTGAGGTACCCCACACAGTGTGGACTGCCTCAACGTTATGTCGATCCTTTCCCTCATTCGTTTTCGAATGGCGGATTTTCACGACATACTGCTCCGTCGCGTCCCGAAACAAATATTCGGACGCGTAAGCAGGACTGTTGATCTTGTTCAGCGTCTTTGACGCGAACGTGATCGTAGCAGCAGACAAAGCCATCGGAACCTCCTGACATGTTTTGTAGCCCAGGCGCTTACTTGCGCAGAGCTGCAAGCGATGCCAGGACCGACCATTTGCCCCCGTCAAACAGGGGTAGCGACAGAGAGAAGGGCAAGGTTGGAGCAACTACATATCGCTCCAACCTGGTCCTCTTACCCCAGGGTCGTCCAGTATAACTGAACAACGCTGTAGGTAAGTTCGTGATCTCGAACTCTTTCTCAGCAGAAAGAGTCCGCATCACGCAGGGCCGGGTCCTAGTGAGCGGAACGGTGTTGTTGGTAGCGGCGATAGTATCGCCGATACCAAGGAACCAATCCGCGAACCAGCTCCAGGGAGTTAACTCCCAGGCAGTGGCTAGGAGCTCATGGCTCGTGATCCCATAAGTTAGTCTTCTCGCCAAGCTTAAGAGCTCTGGCGAGTACGACCTTGGGATCGTGAACCCAGGTGCTACTTTGTAGCACACTGTACCCCACATCTTCATCTGATGTGTGGTTCTGCTCCGTGCGTTAACCGTGATGTAGTTACTGTTAATCACCGATGGTGATGTCCAGGCTCCAACACTGTTATCGCTGCCTAACCCTACTCTCCTCTTGAGTCCGTTCCCATCCCTAAGATGCTCGAGTTCCCGATAACGTCTTTCGATGTTTTCGGAAAAGTCGCACAACTTACGGATGTCTCCCATCATTGGCTTGACGGCCCAGCGCCAGGACAAATGTCCTTTCGCCACCTTCTTAAGAAGGTCGCCGCCCCAGTCTCTGACGAGAGAAGGCAGGTCTTTCAGCTCACCAAAGAACGTCGGCAGACTTACGTCTGGGGCGTTCGGGTTGGTGTCCGCGAGAACCTTCCAGGCCAAGTTGTTCAACTGGAGGGCACTTAGCGTGCCATAGTTGGTCAACGGGTCTGGGGCCTCCGGGTTCATTGAATACGCTGGGAGCTGGTTGAGTTGGATTCTCAACACGCCACCAAGTATCCAAGTCCCGTGAAAGTAAGGAAAGGTACGATCGTTGGTCCTCTTGTCGAAGCCGTTGGCTCCGGCACGATTTCCAACAAAATCGTGACATTCCTCAGTCGGACCTTCCTGCACAGAGTAAAACTGTAATTGAGGTGACCCCAGGGAGTCGTAACCGCTCCCTGTTACGGTCAATCTCAAATTACGGCTTCTACTTCGTGCTGGCATGGGCCGACCCCTGTCGGAATAGTGTCGCTCGGGTGACATAAACGTCAAGTAGACTTTCGCCTACCGGGGCCCCGCCTACAGGCGGGGGTTTGCCCTGTACCGTTTTCGATCGCCTTTACTCACGGTATC